CGCTTGCGCTTGGCCACCGGTTTCTTAACGGGAGGCGCGCGCAGGCGGGCGGGTTTGGGTGGAGGGCGTGGAGGTTGAGCGGACCGTCGCTGGTATTGTCCGGGTGGTGCTGTTGAATTTTTCGATGAATTCCCCGCTTTGGGGGCCCGGGTGGAGGCCGATCCCGTGGACATCCCACTGGATATCCCGGTGGCAACCATGCCGGCACCTCGAACAGCTAGGGAAAGCGGAGCACCAATGACTGGAATGGAACTCACAGCGTTGGCAACACTGGGTGCCCACTTCTTGACAGTATTTATGATGCCCTCAAACCAACCACCGTCAGCATTTTCATTCAAAGGCACGCCAGGTGGCATCTGACGCATGACCTTAGAGTAGATAGAAAGTGCAATAGGGTCCAGTGGGGGTGAAGGGCGAGCCATGACGACCAAATCCGGCTCTTGATAAGTGGGCACACGCTCAATGAGCCATCGAGATGTGAGACGAAGAGTGGTGGCATTCGACAGACCAGAGAAGAAACAACCCGCCATGTCAAAAGGCACGGATTGGATCGGCGAGGACGCCGACCCATAATTCACGTTGTATTGGGTGCCATGGTAGTGACTGGCAGTGTAACCACTGGTGTTCGTGTCTGAAGCGTCAAAGATGAACGGAACGCCAGATTGTTGGGAAATGGGATTGGCGATGTCGTTCATTGTGGCGACCACGTAGCAACCTTCTTTTGCTGGCCAGGTTCGGGAACCCGCGATGAGGTCCACCTCCGCCTGAGTGGTGGGCCAGAGGGGAGCTCGGTTGAACTGGGTGCCCGCAGTGGAGCCAGTGCCAGGCAGCAAAATGTCACGGGTGAGATTGCAAGGTTTGCGGAAAACAGTGACAGAGCCTTGGAGGCTGATCTCTGCAGTAGTGTTGGTGACCTCGAAACCGGCGCCGACAATGCGACATTGACCTTTAGCATAAGCAGTCGGAGCGAGGACACCGAACGTGGCAGCAGTTGGACTGTTGGCAGTCGATGTGGGGCCGAGAACGGTGCCAGCAGGACCAGCTATGAACATGAGATTGCCAACGCAGGAAGAGCCAGCGCCGGTGCCTGTGCCGGTCGGGTAGCTGGTAACGGCATTGGTGGCAGTGATCGAATATCCGGTGCTGGTCATATCCACACTGGCGGTCTGTCCATGAACAGGGGTGGAAAAGATCAGCAAATCCCAATTGCCAGTGGCGGAAGCAGGAGCGGCTATGGCAGTGGATTGCTTGACGAGTTGAGTGATAGTGGCTGCACACTCTGTGTCTGGGAACCCCTCAGGATCAAAGTCAACATCGTGGAAAGGGTCAGTAGCACCGATAAGCCAATTGCGCCCAGAAGTCGTGAGTTGTGACTGAGAAACCATGTCTTCGAGGGCGGCGGCTGCGTAGCTGCTAATGTGGCGAGATGTTGACATGTCGGACATGTTAGCGGAGGAGCTATGACTTGAGTGACGTTTAACGGAGGCGACTCTAGATTCATAACCCCACCGGCCCGCGGCTAGCCAGATTAAGGTGGGGTGGGTTGCCAGGCCCAATTGTACGGCTACCCCACCTACTGGGGCCTAAGGGGGTGGGAACTCCGCCCGGCCCAAGGCGGCACCCATGTCGGCTGTTTTAGCCGTAGTCAACATGTGCCATAGCGAGGCACAACGGGTGGACTAGGCGCTTGCCCGGTCCCCAATGTTGGACCAGGGTCCAAAGGGCGTCCCAGTCACCCAATGTACCCCCATACCTCTCAACGCACATGGCGTTGTAGTCCTCAGAGCGGAGCAATCGCCCCTGGGGCCGCATGCCCGCCACGAACGGGTCTCTAACGTAGAGATCCCAAACTCTGTCGGGAACAGGGCGGACCCGCCAATTCAAATACATCTGGCACAAGCCAGGAGGCAGGTCCACGCTCGACATGCCAAGAGCGACTGCGGAAAGATAACGGATGCCAGCTTCCTCCATGGTAATCTTCTCTTTGTGGAGAGCCATGCTGACAACCGGATTCTTCAGGGTCTTACCCACCTTCAGGATCCTGCTGGGCAAAGGGGTCCAAGAAATGGTGCCCTGAACATTGTGGCAATACCAGCCCTTCAAAAAGGTGCCCAAATGAGAGCACCCAAGACCGGCACCAACGGGGGTAAATGTGGCCTTGACCTTGTAAGTAAACCCCAACCTGGCACCAAAGTCTGTGCAGAGCTTGGCCACCTCTTCCGCGTTGCGCCGCTGAAAGTGCTCAGCGTCGATGAGGTGCTGGAGAACGGCCAACCAGACGTGCCCATTGACAAGGCTGTTTCCAAGGGAAGTGTCTGAGCTGCCAGTGGCGCGCTCGGCATCTGGCACAAACACCAATTCACCCGAAGCGGCCTGGTTGCGATTGCAATGCCAGACGCGAGGAGACTGGGCAAAGTTGGCATGCCAGTGGCAAGTGTTCTCAGCCATTCCAAGAAGGCAATACAAACGATTTTGGAAGGAGAGGGCCATCTTGCGGATGGTTTTGTCGCACTGACTCATGTCCGCCTCAATGGTCAAGAAAATATCTTTATAAGACAACCAAACGAGCGAATCATCTCCCATGACCTGTATAAGACCCCGGTTTGGGGCACTTGTGGCCCAATCGGCTATCTTGCCGAGGTGGCTCGGCGTGTCCTGGCCGGAATAATGAAGGGCTATCCAAACACCCTCGGATGCGCCACCGACCGCGCCCTTCCAACAAACCTCGGCATTGGCATAATCAATCCTGCCATGTCCATCACCCACGAACTTGGTCTGCTCGGTGAAAGCCTTCTGGACGCTGTAGGTCTCAGCACCGAAGGCAGCTTGGAAATATGGGCCCGTGGGACAGATGGGTCTGGGCATGGGAGCCGACGTTGGAGAGTCCGAAACTGCGCGCCCATAATAGCTCGCCATCTTCAAAGGCTGAGCTTCATCACATTTCGGCATGGTAAAGTAAGGGTTGGGCTTGGTGGGGCGATTTGGCGGCGGGGCCTGGTGGACCATCTTGACGCCATTCCAATATTCCCGCTGCTTGGCGGGAGTCATGTGGGATACGTAGTCCTTTTTGGACAGAACGGCGTTGAAAGGTTCCCACCTGACCCGCGTTGACCGGGCCGTCTTGGCGCCAGGGTCAGCATTGCGCCACATGCTGGCTCGGATAAGGCGTAGCTCAAAATTGTGGTTCTTGCCGCCGTAGCCAGTGTCCATGGGCCTGGGAATCATATCAAATGGGCTGCAAGCGAAAGCAGCCCCACGGTAAATTGGTTCCCAAACGGGGTAATGGACGCAGTCATCAACGATTGCCCAGGCTTCCAAATGTTCAACCAACCTTTCCTCCAAAGCTCCTTGGTCCTCGGGAGCAGCCTTGGCAATAAGATCTGGCAAGAGAACCAAGTTGGCAGGTTTCTTGAGGAACCGGGCCTCATACATCGCCCTAGCAACAGAAGCCGAACGCCCGTATTGAATCAGGGGGACATTAGTCGGAGCGACGCTGTAGGTGGTGTGACCACTGGTTGCCTCCAAAGCGTCAACACTGGTGTCACTAAAGAAAGCGTAAGGATCCCTGGTGTTGACCGGAGCTATCACCTCCATCTGAGCAGGTCTCGCCCAATCTTTGATGGGGTGGGGAATTATGCCTTGGGCATCAGTGTAAGGGGGATCTGGGATCTGGCTACCAGTGGAAATGCAGGCGGCAACTTGGTCTTCGTATTCCTGGAAAACCCTG